GAGAGCCGGAAGTAAGCCGCCTCACGGCGCAGCCGGCGCGTACCCTTCGGGGTACACATCCCAGAATCCCAAGCGCTCTGCGCTTGGGAGTATGTCAACGTGACCATCGTCCCGCCGCTCGTCCAGCCGGTGACGATAGGGCAGGTGACGCGCGTTTTACTCACGGCGATGCGCGATGGGTGTCAGGACACCCTGGATCTGATCGCGGCGCATGGCATGCAGGCGCGGTATGGCGCGCCGCCCGCAGACGAGGGGACTGATGGCTGAACATCTCCAAACCTTGCGCCCGCTGACCCGTGAGCAAAAGACCGCCCTTGATCCCCGCACGGACGATGATGTCTTGCACGAAGCCCGTGTGCGCTTTCAAGAGGCCAGCGACTGGGAAAATGACGAGCGTGCGCAGCAGTATGAGGCGCAGAAATTCGCCGCAGGGGAACACTGGCCGCAGTGGATGCTCCAACAGCGTTCGCTTCCCGGCCAGGAGCAACCCTCGCTTGTGATCGACCGGATTGCACAGTATCAGAACCAGATCCTCAATAGTTACCGCCGCAATCCGCTCGGGATTCGCGTGCGGCCCAAGGATACGAGTGCCACGCCGCAACTGGCCACGATCCTCGAAGGCCAGCTCCGCTCCATCGAAGCCGAGAGCCAGGCTGATATCGCCTACACGACCGCCCTCTCCCAGGCCATTAGCACCGGCGAAGGGTTTTTCCGCCTGACGCTCGGCTATGAGAACGAGTATAGCTTTACCCAGAAGCTCACGATTGCGCCCCTCTATAATCGCTTCGCGGTGTACTGTGACCCAGCCAGTACCCACCCGGCAGGTCTCGACCTCGACTATGCCTTCATCGTTTCCACGATGACGCATGCCGCCTTCTGCGCGAAGTACCAGAAGCAACCGGTGGATATTGGCCAGTGGGCCATGTATCCACAACAGGACTGGGTGACGCGGGATCAGGTGCGCGTGGCCGACTATTACTATAAGGTGTGGGAACGCAAGACCCTCTTTCAGATGCCCGATGGGACGGTGCTGGAGCAGATGGAGGGCGTCGAGGTGCCCGAGGGCTGGCCCACCCGCGAGACGCTGTGCCCCAAAGTCTACGGCGTGACGATGTGCGGCTATGCCATCCTGGAGAAGACCACGTGGCCTGGAGGACATATCCCTGTGGTGCGTGTCGAGGGTCGTCGCCTCGACCTCGATGGCAAGGCGCGGCGCACCGGCATTGTGCAGGCCTCGTCCTCGTCACAGCTCGCCTATGATGCCTACCGCAGTGCCGAGATGGCCGCGATTGCCCTGGTGCCGAAGGCGCCGTTTATCCTGGCCGCGGAACAGGTGAGCGGGTATGAGGACCTCTGGAACAAGGCCAATGATGCCCACCTGGCCTATCTGCCGTACAAAGCCTTCATGAATGGCCAGCCGATGGGCATTCCGCCGCCGCAACGCCAGGCCGTCGAGCCCGCCGTGCAGGCCATTACCCAGGCCGCAATGATGGCGGCGCAGGATATGCAGGCCACCGTCGGCCAGTACGAGGCCAGCGTGGGGGCGCCCTCCAATGAACAGAGCGGCGCCGCGATTGATAGCCGCAAACGGGAGGGCGAACAGAGCACGGCGGGCTTTACGGCCAATCTGGCGTGGAGTATCGAAGCCTGTGGACGTCAGATCCTCGACATCCTGCCGCGCCTCTACCCAGGGGCGACGGCCCTGCGCCAGGTGGGGAAGGACGGCACGGTCAGCATGGCACCGGTCAATCAGCGCTTGCCGGATGGCACGCCCGATCCGCAAGGGCAGCAGCTCGGCCAGGGCCGCTACGAGTGCGTCGTCAGTGCTGGCCCCAGCTACGATACGTCCCGGGAGATGATGAATGAGCGCTTAGGCATCCTCCTCGGGGCGGTGCCGCAAGTCGCGCCCTATGTCCTCGACCTCTACACCGGCTCGCTCGACATCCCGCAAGCGGAGGAGCTGGCGGCACGGCTGAAAACGATGGTCCCCCCGGAAGCGCTGGCGGCCACGGAAGGGCAGGGCAACCCGCAGACGCAACTGGTGCAGGCGCAGAACGAGGCCAGGCAGGCGAAGCAACAACTCGAGGCCCTGACGCAGCAGATGCAACAGATGCAGCAGCAGACGCAGGTGGCTACGCAACAGCTGGCGTTGACGGAACAGGAGAATGCCCGCCTCAAGACGCAGTTGAGTGACAAAGCGCGCGACCTGGCGCTCGACATGCAGCGTTACAAATGGGACCACGAAATCTCCATCCAGGAAAACATGCTCAAGGCGCGTGAGCTTGATTTGCGCTATGGCATCGAAAGCGCCAGGTTGGCCCAGACAGCCGCCGAGTTGAACGTCACGCAGGCCAATGGCACGATTGCGGAGGAGTAAGGATGTATGGCCATCGAGGTCTATGAACGCTTAGCCGATAGTGGCACCTATACGAAGTTGGGGGACACGCCGCCCCAGGGGGACGGTGGGGGAGGCGCCACCACCGAAGCCCAAGCCGGGCGTGTTGCTGCAAACGACGGGGGAGAGGCATCTCCCGCGTCAAACGGGGAGACATCAGCACCTCCCTCCGAGACCCCGGCTGGTCAACCGCCCGAGCAGGCGGCTCCGGGAGGGATGCCGCCGGGGGACGAGGACGACGAACCCGAGCCGGAAGTCGCGACAGTCGATTACGTGGCGCGCTCGATTCGCCGCCACACGCGCCGCCTCAAGCATATCGAGAAACAGCACGCCGAGCGCGAAGCGTCGTGGTCGCAGGAACGCGCCCATCTCCAGGGCCAGATCGAAACCATGACGCGCATCGTGAACGGGGCTGCACCCGAGTTGCCCGCGAGCCCGCAGCCGACCGGTCCCCCGCAGGCCGAGTCCTACACCAGTCACGAGGACTACGTGCGTGCCGTTGCCCGCTACGAAGCGCAGCAGGTGCAGCAGCTCCAGCACCAACAGACGCAGGCCCAGCAGGCCCAGCAGGCCCTGCAGGCCCGCGAGGCGGCCTTTACCGAGGCCCATCCCGGCTGGCAGACGGTGGTCCAGCAGGGGCTGGTGGCACGCCCTGGCTTTCTGGGGTCGCACTTACAGCAGGTCTTGATGCACCACCCTGAGGGCGTCGCCATGGCCTATACGCTGGCGGCACAGCCCGAGATGGTCCAACGCCTCCTCCAGATGCCGCCGCCGATGATGCTGATGGAACTCGGACGCTTCGTGCCCTCCAGCCCGCCTGCTGGAGGGAGTGCGACGGTGCCCGCGACGAACGGCCAGGCTCCCGCGTCTCCTCCACCCTTACAGCCGCCCCTCGCGGGCGTGAATGGGCAGGGCACGGCGCCGACGCCGGGGTTTTCCGACACCATGTCGCAAGACGAGTATAAAAACTATCGCCGGCGCACCAGTACGTTGCCGGTGTGGAAGCAACGCTAGGGCCTCGGTGCCGTAGACCCCAAGGTTTTAACCTTGGGATAGAAGGCACTATCCTTAGCCTTTAGGCACATCCCACAAGCTTTGTTCAAGGTTATGGGCAACTTGTTCAAGGTATGTGTCCTGTTAGGCCAAAGATTTCTTAGGTACAATCTATACAATTCGATATGGCGTCAACGGAAAGAAGTGTAACAACTCATCCGTTGCCATATGCGGCTCTTTGAAACTCAACATAGGGCGTTGGCGCAGGCAGTCTGCACCGTAAAATGTTGAACGCTGTAAGAGAGAACTATGTTGCGCGTGGTGTATCTCCTTCGGGCGATGCACCCATGGTCGGGGCATCGAACCATTGTGGAGAGCCGGAAGTAAGCCGCCTCACGGCGCAGCCGGCGCGTACCCTTCGGGGTACACATCCCAGAATCCCAAGCGCTCTGCGCTTGGGAGTATGTCAACAGCATGTAACCTAAGCAAGCCGCCATTCTCCTCTGCCGCCTCAGAGGATTTACGACCTATGAGGTGTAACGAGAGGAGATATTCCCTTGCCGACAAACACAATACTCACAATCGGTATGGTCACAAGAGAACTATTAGATGCTTTTGATACTAATAGGGTTTTTACTAAGCATATTTACAATGAGTTCTCCAGCGAGTTTGCCCAACCTGGGGCCAAAATTGGCCCCACGCTGAACGTCAGATTACCCGCACGCCTGGCCGTGACGAGTGGCCCGGTGATGACCCCGAGTGACTATCTCGAAGAGAGCACGCCGCTCACCATCGACCAGCAGGAAAAGGTGGGACTCTCCTTTACCTCGTTTGAAATGGCCCTGTCCATGGATGACTGGCGCAAGCGCGTGGGCGAGCCGACCAGTATCGTCCTCTCGAATAAGGTTGATGCCTATGGCCTCGGTCTCTACTGGAAATGCCCTAACGCGATTCTCAGTCCGTCCACAGGGAGCGCGAAGTGGCTGGCCTATCTCAATGCCGGGGCCATCATGGCCGACAACGGTGCGCCTGCCGATGGCGATTGGACCGCGATTCTCAACCAATACGAGCAAGCGCAGGTCGTCAATGAGAACAAGGGCTTGTTCAATCCCGGCACGGACATTGGCACGCAGAATACGCGGGGCATGATGGGGGAAAGCGCGGGCCTCACCTGGTACTGGGACCAGAACGTGGCCACCCATACCACCGGGGCACGCGGGGGCACCCCGACGTATACCTCGACCGGCACGGGTGGCACCTCGATTGTCACGGGGGCATGGACGGCGGCCGCTGCCAATCGCCTCAAACGCGGCGACATTTTCACCATCGCGAACGTCTACGCCGTGAATCCCGTCTCACTCAACAATACCGGGCAGTTGCGTCAATTTACCGTGCTGGCCGATGCCAATAGTGATGCCTCAGGGAATGCGACCATCCAGATCTACCCGGCGATTATCGGGCCTGGCAGCCCGCGTCAGACCGTCAATGCGCTCCCGGTGGCGAGTGCCCCGCTCACGATGCTCGGCACGGCCAACACCGTCTACCATCAAAATGAAGTCTTCCAGCGCCAGGCCTGGCTGATGGCCATGTGCCGTCTCACGGATCCGTACAGTGGCGAGGCCTCGTATGCCACGGATAGTACGAGTGGCGTGGCGATTCGGACGTGGCGTTCATCGGACATTATCAATGACGCTCATTTGAGCAGGGCTGACATTGCCTTCGGTGTCGCTCCAGGTCGCCCGGAATGGTGCGTCCGCGTGTGGTCTACGCCTCCTACATTGTAGCGAAATGACCTATGGCAAATACGTTCTTAACGGACACGCGAGTGGTCAACGTTGAACCACCTGAAGGAGCGGATATGAGCGAAACAGCCCCCTATACGCCGCCGGAGTGGCCCCGATTTCTCTACAAACACGGCGAGAC